AACAACGGGGGTTTAGCAGGTAGTGGTAGTGGTCGTGAAATCGCACAAAACGGAAAAAGTCTGTTTATTGAAATTGATGGTAATCAAACTGCTGGAAAAATTAAATGCAAAGATGGTAGCGCACCCCCAGCTAATGCGTACATTGATTTAAGTTTTACGTATCAAGCAGGTTAACAATAATTATGTCTATCGGAGATAGGCACGGAGAAGGAAAAATAAAATGGCATTAACAAAAGAAACAATAGAAGACAAAATAGAAATTGTAGGAGAACATAAAAATATACAAATTCGTACTGCTACAATTATCAAAGAAGATGGTGTAGAGATAAATAGGTCTTTTCATAGACGCATATTAGATTGTGTATCATCTGTACAAAACGATGACGACTCTTGGACACATACAGATACGGATGTATCAGGTGAGTCTACAGAGGTTCAAGGTATATCAACAGCAGTTTGGACAGACGCAGTTAAGATTGCAAAAAGAACTGTTAACGAAAACACATAATCTTAAAATACTTTCATTTTATTTCAGATAAGGGGAGATATCGACTGTTTTGAATGTCGTTGTCTACTAAATACTTGCATAAGAATTTAAAGAATTTCAAAACCATTCACAAATAGGAATCACACACATGGCAACACAGAACAAATTCGTAATAGAATATGGTTTAAGCGTTGGGTCAACTGATGTTATCGACTCTAATGGAAAGGTGGTTGCAGCTGCAATCTCCAACTTAGACACGGATGACTTATCAGAAGGTTCAACTAACCTCTTCTTCACAAACGCAAGATTTAACTCAAGCTTTGATACAAGACTATCAACTGCAACCATTGATGGAGGGTCTATCTAATGGCTGGTGAAAAGAATTTCATAATCAAGAATGGTCTAACAGTAGGAACTACTGAAATAATTAGTTCTTCAGGTATAGTTGCTGGTTCAGCAGTTAACGAAGCAATTGATGACAGACTTAACAGTACACTTGTTGCTGGTTCGGGTATCTCACTTGCATATGATGATGGTGCAAATACTTTAACAGTTACAGGTAATGTTGGTGATATCACTGGTGTGAATGCTGGTGCTGGTTTGACTGGTACTGCTACTTCAGGTGATGCAACATTAAACATTGGTGCTGGAACAGGTATTACAGTCAATACAGATACAATCGAGATTGATACAACTTTGGTTGCAACATTAACAGGTACACAGGGTTTAACAAATAAAACAATCACAAGTCCAGTAATAAACACTGGTGTAAGTGGTTCTGCAATACTAGACTCAGACACTATGTCGGGTGCAAGTGCAACAACACTTTCATCTTCAGAATCTATTAAAGCATATGTTGACTCACAAGTTCAATCAAAAGATGCATTATCAGAACTTTCGGGTTCTACGGATGACGTTTCAGAAGGCGGAACTAACCTATACTTCACAGACGAAAGAGTTGACGACAGAGTTAATTCATTAATCGTTGGTGGAACAGGAATCACATCTACATACGATGACACTGCTGGAACACTAACACTTACTTCAGAAGTTGGAGATATCACTTCGGTAGTTGCTGGAGATGGTCTAACAGGTGGCGGAACTACTGGTGACGTTACACTTGCAGTTGGAGTAGATGGTTCTTCTGTAGAATTATTTTCAGATGCACTAAGAGTTAAAGCTGGTGGTATTACAGATGGTATGTTAGCTGGTAATATTTCAAACAGTAAACTTACTAATGCAGGTCTAACAGTTAACGGTGCAACAATAGCATTAGGTGCAACTGGGTCATTTAATACAGATGCAACTTCAGAAGGTTCGTCAAATCTTTATCATACAACAGAAAGAGTTCAAGATGTTGTTGGTACAATGGCGACTGCTGGAACAAACATAACACTTGCATACGATGACTCTGCTGGAACACTTACAATTAACTCTTCAGGTAAAACACAAGAAGAAATAGAAGACATCGTAAACGGATTAGTAGTTGGTGGAACAAACATCACATCTACATACGATGACACTGCTGGAACACTTACACTTGCTGGTTTATCAGATGCCGATATAAGAGGTCTAGTATCTGCTGGTGGTGATTTATCATACAACAGTTCAACTGGTGTAATCTCGTTCACAGAAAGAACAGATGCAGAGGTTAGAGGTTTAGTTTCAGTAACAGATACGGGTGGAGATGGTTCACTTGCATACAATAGTTCAAATGGTGTAATAACATACACTGGTGCAAGTGCATCGGAAACAAGAGCTCACTTAAGTGGTGGAACTGGTGTAACATACAGTGGTGGTAATTTCAGTATTGGTCAAGCAGTTGCAACTTCGAGTGATGTTGCATTCAACGACTTGACACTTGCTGGTAACCTAGTTGTTAATGGTACTACTACTACAGTTAGTTCAACTAACACAACCATGACAGATGGTTTAATCGAACTTGGATACGGAACTACAGGAACACCTGCTAACGATACTGGTATCGTTATAGAAAGGGGTGATTCTGCAAACGCATTCATCGGTTTTGATGAGAGTGCAGATAAGTTTACAATGGGTACTGGTACATTTACTGGTGCAACCACAGGTAACCTATCAATCACTACAGGAACTTTAGTTGCCAATGTTGAAGGAAACTTAACAGGAAACGTAACTGGTACAGTTTCTAGTTTATCTAATCATTCTACTAGTAATGTATCTGAAGGGTCAAACCTGTACTTTACAAACGAAAGAGCTCAAGATGCAGTCGGTGGTATGTTTACAGGTAATACTGAATCAGGTATTACAGTTACATATAATGATGGTGACAGTACAGTAGACTTTTCAGTCGGTACACTTAACCAGTCAACAACAGGAAACGCTGCAACTGCAACAGTATTGCAAACTGCAAGAACTATATCAGGTGTATCATTCAATGGTTCTGCAAATATTACACTAAACACTAGTGCCATTACTGAAAACGGTAATTTATATCACACCACTGCAAGAGCAAGAAGTGCATTATCACACACTGCAGGAACAGGTGGATATAATAGTTCTACAGGTGTTATTTCAGCACCTACACATACTTCACACTTGACAAATAACTCAAGTTTTGCAGTTACAGGTGCAAGTGCATCGTTTACAACATTGAGTACTACAAACGCATCCAATAGTGGTGGTGTTGCTAGGAATGTTTACCAATCAACATCAGCCCCAACAGCAGGTGCTGGTATAGTGGGTGATTTATGGGTACAATATTCTTAACATAAATAAGATTAATAATTTCTTTTATAGGATAAAATAGGATGAGTCAAAAGGTAAAAACACCTTCGGGTTGGAATTCAACCCAAGGTGCTTGGGTTAAAACAGCATCAGGTACATGGAAAGCTGTATCTGATATACAAATAAAAACGCCGACTGGGTGGGTTGCAGCCTCAGGTCAACGAAACACACAACAACCATACCCTGCAAATAGTCAGACATCGTACCCTGCAAATAGTCAAACTGCCTATCCTGCAAGTAGTCAGACACCATTTACTTATCCTGCTTCAAGACAGAATACTTATCCTGCAGCTGCTCAGACACCGTTTACTTATCCTGCTTCAAGACAGAATACTTATCCTGCTTCGAGTCAGACACCGTTTACTTATCCTGCTTCAAGACAGAATACTTATCCTGCAAGTAGTCAGACACCGTTTACTTATCCTGCGTCAAGACAGACAGCATATCCTGCAAGTAGTCAGACACCGTTTACTTATCCTGCAAGTAGTCAAACACCATATCCTGCTGGGTATCAGATACCCTTTACTTACAGTGCAAATGCTCAAAGTACATATCCTGCGATATATCAGATACCATTTACTTACAGTGCGTCAAGTCAGACACCGTTTACTTATCCTGCGTCAAGACAGACAGCATATACAGCGAATACACGGATATCTGCTAGACAACCAGTTAATGGTCAAACTAATTATCCTGCAATTTATATAGCACCTGCTAGACAACCAGTGAGTGGTCAGACTCCGTATCCTGCTGGGTACATTGCATCTGCTAGACAACCAGTGAATGGTCAGACTCCATATCCTGCTACATATCAAGCTAGGTCTCCTAGAAATGGTCAAACACCATTTACTTATCCTGCTTCGTACACTGCTAGACAACCAGTTAATGGTCAAACACCATTTACTTATCAAGCTTCGTACATTGCTAGACAACCGTTTACTTATCAGATACCATTTACTTATCAAGCTTCGTACACTGCTAGACAACCATTTACTTATCAGATACCATTTACTTATCCTGCTAATTATACTGCATCTGCTAGGTCTCCAAGAAATGGTCAGAACCCATATCCTGCGATAACTGGTTATAGTGCAAATGCAAGGACTCCAACAAGAACTCCTTCAGGAATACCATATACCTTTATTCAGACGGTTCCAGTATCTCAACCTGGCGGCCCGCAAACGGCAGTGACACTAAACCAGTACAAGGGTGGGTCTTTTACTTTTAGACGACCTAATCCTTATAGTTTTACCACCCCTGCTAATGGTAACACCGAAACGAATGCTCAACAGCCGTATACTTATTTTGCGTTTACTAATTACACTGCTAGACAACCATTTACTTATCAGATACCGTATACTTACCCTGCTACATATCAAGCACCTGCTAGACAACCAGTGAATGGTCAGACTCCATATCCTGCAATTTATATCGCACCTGCTAGGTCTCCAAGAAATGGTCAGACGCCATATCCTGCAATTTATATCGCACCTGCAAGACAACCGTTTACTTATCAGATACCATATCCTGCAGCCTATCAAGCACCTGCAAGACAACCGTTTACTTATCAGATACCATATATTGCTAATTACATTGCTAGACAACCATTTACTTATCAGATACCATTTACTTATCCTGCTTCGTACATTGCTAGACAACCGTTTACTTATCAGATACCATTTACTTACAGTGCGAGTTATCCTGCTAGACAACCGTTCACTTATCAGATACCGTTTACTTATCCTTCAACGTATATTGCGAGACAACCTGCAATCTATCAAGTGAATGCAAGACAACCTGCTATATATCAAGCACCTGCTAGGTCTCCACATGCCTATATTGCAAGGTCACCAAGTATATACCAAGCACCTGCAAGACAACCTGCTGGATATGATGCAAGACAACCTGCTATATATCAAGCACCTGCAAGACAACCTGCAATCTATACTGCAAGACAACCTGCTATATATCAAGCACCCGCGAGACAACCTGCAATCTATATTGCAAGACAACCTGCTATATATCAAGCACCTGCTCGTCAACCTGCTATCTATATTGCGAGACAACCTGCAATCTATCAAGCACCTGCTCGTCAACCTTCGATTTATATTGCAAGACAACCTGCAATCTATCAAGCACCTGCGAGACAACCTGCGATTTATATTGCGAGACAACCTGCAACTTATATTGCACAACAACCTGCAACTTATATTGCAAGAACTCCTGTAGATAGATGGGATGGTGTGTTACAACAGAATTGGCCTGCGACACCTATTTCAGGTTAAAACTCCTCTGTTATCTGTTGACTAAATATAGGGTCAACAGATAACGGATAACAGATTACATTATGAGATTAAATAGTAGAATAACCCCAATAGACGCCCCCAAAATAGTAGAAAAATACAATATCCCCACATTAGATTGGAGTGCGGATGGAAACGTAGACGCCTATTTACAGGAGTTGGGAAAGGTCAATATAGACCTTGGAAAAATACATCTATATAAAGATTCCAAAATTCCCGAAGACAATAGAAAGGTCAAAGTTTATGAAGAAATTCGTAAACAAAATCTTGTACCACCAACTAAAATGTTAACTTGGGGTGAATTAAAAAAACACGACTTAATTGACATTGATATGGGTTTGGAATATGAGGTTGAAACTTACCTCAACATGAATTACCGTGGTTACACAGGTGGTATTCACAATCAAGCTGGTGATACAGGACTGACTGATGATGAGTTGAATTCAGTAGGTAGTACCTTTTACCACTCCACGAAAGCCCATTGGATGATTCATGACATCAAAGAAAATGGTCTAGTAAATCCAGTACAAGGATGTCTCTACGCATATCGTAGTAATTGGAGTGACAGCGGAATAAGATATAGACTCCATATCCACCCAGGCTCTATTAGACAATCAATGTATAAAATTTTAGATGATGATTCACTTCCAATTTTGTTAGCAGACCCCTATGATTACCTAGAAAGTCCCGAATTAAGTGTACAAGAACATTTGGATATTTTTGCAGATTCCTCACTTCAAACTACTGAACTTAGTTTAGATTATCATAATGGATATGTGCAAATATGGCCCACCCAGTTGACACCTAGACTAGACAGTTGGAGAAAAAGAGTGTCAGAATTTGGTAAGAGTGTGTTTGAATTAACTGAAGGAAAACCCTTTAACATTTATATTGGATACGACAGTAGACATGAGGAACTTCCAAAGGTTTCTAGAAACAGTATACTAAGACATCTAAATGGTCACCGTTCACGAGGTATGAGTGATTTAGAATGTTTCAAACCCGAAATTAAATTCCTTGACAAATCAAAAATTCCCGAGTATACTAGAGAATATGCAGGTCAAAGTACTGAGTTTACATACAGTAGATTTTTAATACCATACCTAGAAGACTATAAGGGAATTTCATTGTTCATTGATGATGATATGATTTTTACTAAAAGTCCTTTACCACTGTTCATGTTCCTACACCCCGATGATGCCGTTGCAGTGTGTAAGTATGATTATGACAATCTACACACACCTGAAACTAAGTTTGATGGTGAGAAGAATGTCTCTTATCCTAAGAAATTGTGGTCAAGTATGATGGTATTCAATAATAGTCATGAAGACTGCAAGAAGTTGACACCTGAAGTTATTAATACCGAAAGTGGAAAGTATCTACACCAGTTTGAGTGGACAGATATGGTATCCGAAATACCTACTAAATACATACACAATGAGGGGTATGATGATGTTAAACCCGATGCATTTGGGTTTCATTATACAAGGGGAGGCCCTTGGGTAAAAGGACAAGACTGTTCTGATATCACAAACTTAAAAAACTACAACATTGAAAAGAATTGTCTTGAACTAGACGGAGAAATTAACTTATGAACGCACTAATATTTACAGAAAACAACGATTTAAAAATTACAAAAACAAATGGATTGAGGTATGAATTCAATAATGTTGATAAGCCTAGTTTAGGATTTGACTTTGATATTATCGTATATGACGGAGACGAACATTGGAGAATTGAAAAATTCGATGATAGTCAAGACTTTGAGACACATGAACGAATTGACTTGACTGATGAAGAGATGGAATCCATTGAAGTTTATATTGATGCATCCGAACCACCACAGGGAGTCTGTCTTAATGACCAACTGATTGATGAATTATATGAGTTTCAAGATGAGAAAAATACGGATGCAGCTCGTCAGTATGGGTTTGATAGTTTATTAGAATGTACTTATATAGGAAGACATGGTTCAAATCATCCCAAAAGAACTAATGCAAGATTGGTCATGGAATGTGCAGATGCAACAGCACATGTTACAGAACAGTTGGTTCAGGAAATTGAAGTTACATCTGAAGATGCTTTAAAAACGATGAACGAATATAGAGGATTCTATCCCGATTTATTCAAACCAGCTGCTCAGGATTAAAATTCATGGAAATCTGTGTTATAGATTCTCCTATAAAAATCGAAAAACTGCCTTTAGATAAAATATATGTTTTAGATAATTGGTTAGCTCATCCTATTCATAAAAAAGTAGACGAATCTTTAAAAGGAGCTCGGTGGGGTAAAAGTAATGAAGTAAGGGGAGGTGACCCTACTGGTTTACCAATGCATCAGTTTTGGGGAGCTTCTATGTATTATGATGATAATTGGTCTGACGAAGTGGATAATGGAATAATACTTTGGAGTAAATACCTAAATGAAAGAGTGGGAGAAGACTTTGGGTTTGAATGGGAGGATTTTCAGTATATGGGAGGAAACTCTCAAACACAAGGACTTTATGGAACTATTCATACTGATTGCCCTCTTGATGAAGACCAAAACTTATCCTTTTTATACTACACAAATACACATTGGGAAGACCATTGGGGTGGAGTTTTGAGATTATATGAAACTCCTGAAGATGGTATAGAAACAATACAAGGTTTTGATTTAAGGGAAAACGGAATTCAAATCGCAGAAGTGGAATTCAAACCCAATAGATTGATTATGTTTGATGGAAGAATACCACATGGTGCAGATGCACCAAATCCTTCTGCAAGATATATGGACAGAAGGTCTATAGTAATTCGAGGTGACAAAGTTAAGTTATGCCAACAATAAAATTCAACACATACCATAAAAACGCATTCGACACAACTAAACCAATTCTTACAAAATCGTATAAACCCGATTGGTGGAAAAAAATTCCAGTAAATGATATTGTTCGGGGGAATGTAATTGAGGGAACTATAAAAACTTGTCCTGCTATGCATGACTGGTTGAATATGGGATGGTTGATAGTCGCCAATCGGGATATAACAGTAAAACATGGAAAAGTTAATGGATACTGTGCGGCCGTAGAAGACCTCAAACAAGGAAAAATGCATTCTACACTACCATCACACCCTAAAGAGCAAGTTGGTGAGGGGACAGATTATCAGTTTAATTACCACACTCAGAATGAAGAGGTATATGATGCATTTAAAGTAAGAGTTGAGTGGAGTATAAAATTACCAAAAGGTTACAGTATGATGTACCTAGACCCATTCCTATGGCAAAATAAAGACTTTAAAGCATGGAACGGTGTTATAGATTCGGATAAGGGGTTCAATCACGGACACGACAATAGTAATATTATCATGTATCCTAAACATGGTGATGACTTTGTTATCAAGAAAGGAACACCATTAGTACAGGTAATACCATTCAAGAGAGAGGAGTGGGAATCTGAGTATCATTTACAAACATCATGGAATCATTATGAAGACCGCAGTAGTTTACTGCATCCTGATGGGTCACTTTCAAATGCAGAATTGCTCGAGAGAAACAAGGGTTCTTATAAAAAAGATTTTTGGACTCCGAAAACAAAATTATTTAAAGATGCAAAGGGTGGATGCCCTTTTGACCACGATACACCTGAGACTAAAAACGAAGTTCAGATGGAGTTTGATTTTAAATGAGTGTGTCACTATTATTTCCAACTCCTATTTTCTCAAGAAATTTTCTTGACCCAAATTTGGCTGCAAATCAGGGTTATAACGAAGATTACGCAGAGATGTTGAAGAACGAAATAGATACAATGAGAAGGAAAGACCCCGAAGGTAGAAGAATCTCAAATGCATACACTGGATGGCAATCAAATGATGGAGTTGATGGAAACCCCCTTTTTCAGAAATGTATGAATAGAATTGCAACCTTTTTTCATGAAGAGGTCACTCCATACTTTGGTGTTTCTTCAAAAATTCGTATGGGTAACTCATGGGCAAATATAAATGATAAGGGTGCATGGAATCAACCACATCTTCATAATGGATGTTGGTTTAGTGGTGTTCTATACATAAGTGCAGGAGGGGATGAGGGTGATATTCAGTTTATAGACCCAATGCCAAAGGTAGTAGGAAATATGCCTCATGGAAGACGTAGTAACCCCACTCACAGGATTGCACCATCTACAGGAAACTGTGTATTATTTCCTAGTGGTGCGATGCATATGGTAGAACCAAACTTCTCAAAATCTAATCGATATAGTATATCCTTTAATGTGGACTTGGTTGACTACCACAATAAACCGTTGCCTTGGAATGAAAATGAATATACTTTCGAATTAGATGAGAAAGGTGACCCCATACTGTCATAGATTTCCTAAATATCCGTATGGAATTAGTAATCGACCCAAACATGATTTGGAATCTCTTCCTTACACTAGTCATAGCACCAGTTGGATTAATTGTAAGAAACGTGATGTCTGAACAAAAACGAATAGATATCCTTCTCAATAAAACAAGAGAGGAGATAGCTAGAGACTATTTAACGCGTGACCAAATAGAAAAAGACTTCCAAAGGTTGTTTGACACTATGAACAGAATGGACGAAAAGTTGGATAGACTTCAATCTAAAACATACTTCCAAGAATAGGGTATCAAAGTGTATAAATAGTAGTAAGATAACTATTACTACTGGATTAAACACATGGCAGAACCAAATTCAAAAGCATCACTAAAAGAGTATATCAAGAGAAAACTTGGAGCTCCTGTATTGGAAATCAATATAGATGACGACCAATTAGATGACAGAGTTGATGAAGCACTCCAATATTTCCGTGAGTATCATTACGATGGTTCTATTAAGTGTTATCTAAAACACCAAATCACTCAAGCAGAACTCGATTCCTTCAAGACAAATTCAAGTGTGACAGCTGCAACGACTGGAACTCAAGCAATTGCAAACCAAACTTATGGTGAACAACAAAACTATGTTACACTACCCGAACATGTGTTAAGTGTAATTAATATATTCCCGTTTAGTAATGGTGTGTCCAATAATATGTTTGATATGAGATATCAACTTAGATTGAATGACTTGTGGGATTTAACATCTACAAGTGTTATGTATTATTCTCAAGTTCAACAACATCTCTCACTTATGGACGACATGTTAGTGGGTAGAACACCTATAAGATACAATACACATAGTAACAGACTATACATGGATATGGACTGGAACGGTGTGAATGTGGGTGAGTACATTCTTATTGAGTGTTATAGAAAGTTAGACCCAACAGACATGACTGATATCTATAATGATATGTGGTTAAAGAGATATGCAACTTCACTAGTTAAGTATCAATGGGGTGAAAACCTTTCTAAGTTCTCAGGTATGACTTTGCCAGGCGGAGTTACACTAGATGCAGAAAACATGAAAACAGAAGCCAAAGAAGAGATTACAAAATTAGAAGAAGAGTCTAGACTGAACTATGAAATGCCAGTCATGGACATGATGGGATAAAAATATGCCTACAAATGTATTTTTTAACCATGCAGTATCAACTGAACAACATCTTTATGAGGATATAGTTGTTGAGTCGTTGAGAATGTATGGACATGAGTGTTTCTATCTACCTAGAGAGGTAGTGGAAGAAGATACTATACTCAATGAAGATGTGCAGTCTGCCTTTGGTGATGCATATGCAGTTGAGATGTATATTGAAAATACTGATGGTTTTGAAGGTGAGGGTGACCTCATGTCTAAATTTGGACTGTCAATTCGTGATACTGCAACATTTGTTATATCATTAAGAAGTTGGGAAAGATTTATATCATTAGATTCAAACCTTGCAACATCACTCAGACCAAACGAAGGAGATTTAATTCACTTCCCTATGAGTGGTTCACTGTTCGAAATTAAGTTTGTAGAACACGAAAATCCATTCTATCAAGTTGGAAAATTATTTACATTTAAAATGCAGTGTGAACTGTTTGAATATAGTGGTGAAGACTTTGATACTGATGTTGCAGGTATAGATAAAATTGAAGATGAGGATGCATATAACATAGAGATGACCATGGTAGCTGGTGGTAGTGGTGACTACAATGTTGGGGAAAACCTTACTAAGAGTAGTGTTGTGGTCGGTGAAGTCTTATCTTGGGTTGGTGGAAATACTAGAACACTTAAAGTTAAAGATGTTACCACTACACTTGTAGTTGGTGACGTGTTGGTTGGTGCAGTAACTACTGCACAGTACACTGTGAATTCAATAACAGATGTATTAACAATGTCGAACGATGCACTTGCACAGAATTTAGAATTTGAAGCAACCGACTCCACATATCTTGACTTCAGTGAAACCAATCCGTTTGGAGAACCTTAATGTTTGGAACACATTTTTATAACGAAACTATTAAAAGAAGTGTATCCATTTTTGGTACACTCTTTAATAATATTACGGTAAAGAAGGTAAAATCAGATAATACTGTATTAACTTCTCAAATTGTACCGATATCATACGGCCCTAAACAAAAATGGTTGTCGAGACTTAATGATGAACCTAATCTATCCGATGGAATGAGAAGTTCAATCAGTCTTCCTAGAATAGCATTTGAAATCTCAGGATTTGAATATGATGCAACTAGACAGCAAAACAAACTTATTCGTGCATCTAAGACCACACTTGACACCGATAATACCAAAAGGTCATTTCAATATGCACCTGCACCATACAACATAAATTTTACTTTGTCAATACTTGCAAAGAATGCTAATGATGCATTACAAATATTAGAACAAATTCTTCCGTATTTTCAACCCGAATACACTGTATCAATGAAAATGGTAGATTCAATGACGGAGGTTAGAGATGTTCCCATCTCATTGAATTCAGTTACCATGAATGATGAGTACGAGGGTACTTTTGAAGAAAGACGTGTAATAGAGTATACACTAGATTTTACTATGAAGTTATACTTCTTCGGCCCTGTTTATACTGGTAAGATTATTAAGAATGTTATAGAAAGAACATATCTAACTAATGAAAACGGACAGTTCACTTCATCTCAAATCGATGAATCAGGACTTATTAAAGAGGTTAAACACTATGAACCTGCGTTTGCAGAAACATCAAATGCAGTTGCCGCATCCACAACAGTGTCCTTTGCAACTGCAATAAATAGTTCTATAAGTGTGAATGATGAGGTGTTTGGGACAAACCTAACAACTAATCCAACAGTTTCGAGTATTGCATCTGATAAACTAAGTGTAGTGTTATCAAGTGCAATTACAATAAGTGCAAATACGAGTCTTAAATTTGTGGGTTCAGTAGACCCTGAAGATACATTCGTAGTTGCTGAATCAGTAGATTTTTATGATGACGGTACTTCCCGAGATTTCACAGATGATAAGGTTACCGATGCGAGTTAAATATGACAAAAGATATAGATTCTAAACTAGATGGTGTTTTAGATATCTCTACAGAAATTACTAAAGAGATTAAAAGAGAGACCAAAATAGTTAAATTACCCAGTCGTTCAGAGAGTATGGACAACGACTATAAGTATGGTCGTGAGACCCTCTACGGACTCGTAGAGAGGGGACAAGATGCAATCGATGGAATCCTAGACCTATGTAAGGAAACCGAACACCCGAGGGCGTATGAGGTTGCAGGACAGCTCATAAAGACCGTTGGTGATACTGCAGAGAAACTACTAGACTTGCAGAAAAAAATCAAAGAATTAGAGAAAGAAGACGAACAAAAGATAGGACAACAACATAATCATTTATATGTTGGTAGCACATCCGAACTACAGAAGTTTCTTAAAAAGAATAAAGAGTAATGACTGATTCGAAAAATGAAGGTTATCTAGGTAATACTCTAATTAAGAAAGCTGGTGTAGAAGTAAAATACACCAAAAAACAATTAGGTGAGTATGTCAAATGTTCAAGTGACCCTTGTTATTTCATAGAAAACTATACAAAAATTATATCCCTAGATGAAGGACTTGTACCCTTTATACTTCGGGGATACCAAGACAAGTTAATAAACCACTATAATGACGAAAGATTTAGTGTTGTTCTTGCGTCAAGACAGAGTGGTAAATCAATCACATCATGTGCATACCTACTATGGTATCTCCTCTTTACACCCGAAGTTACTGTAGCGGTTCTTGCAAACAAAGGTGCAATTGCAAGAGAGATGATTGCTCGTATGGTAACCATGTTAGAGTCCGTTCCATTCTATTTACAGCCTGGCGTTAAGATTCTAAACAAAGGTTCAATAGAGTTTGCAAACGATAGTAAAGTAGTTGCAGCTGCAACATCTTCGAGTTCTATTCGTGGATTGTCTATAAACCTCTTGTATCTTGATGAGTTTGCGTTCGTAGAAAATGCAGAGGAATTCTATACTGCAACATATCCAGTGGTAACATCGGGTAAAAATTCAAAGGTTATTATCACATCTACTGCAAACGGTGTTGGTAACATGTACCACAAAATTTACGAAAGTGCAGTTAGGGGTGAGAGTGAGTACAAAAACTTCACTATTAACTGGTATGATGTGCCTGGCAGAGATGAAGAGTGGAAGAAACAGACCATTGCAAACACCTCGGAAATCCAGTTCCAACAAGAGTATGGTAATAGTTTCCTAGGAACAGGTAATACACTTATTAATAGTGCAACACTTCTAGGTATGAGGTCAATAGACCCAACATGGTATAAAGATAACTTCAGTATGTACCAAAAACCCATGCTTGACCACACCTACATATGTACAGTAGATGTTGCAAAGGGAAGGGGTATCGACTACTCCACCTTTACGATATTTGATATAAGTGTTCAACCATTTAAACAGGCTGCAACATATAGAGACAATATGATATCTCCGATGCTCTTTCCTGATATTATAAATAAGTATGCAAAAGCATACAACGATGCCTTGGTTATTATTGAGAATAATGCAGAAGGTAGTATGGTTGCAACACAATTACATTATGATATAGAATACGAGAATGTATTTGTTCAGGGATTGATGAAAGCCGAAGATATCGGTGTGACAATGAACAGAAAGATTAAAAGAATCGGTTGTTCAACAATGAAAGAACTGCTTGAGGAAAATAGATTGGAACTAGTTGATAGATATGCAATCACTGAACTCATGACTTTCATAAATAAAGGTATGTCTTTCGAGGCAGATAAAGGTTACCATGATGATATGGTTATGAATATAGTATTGTTTTCTTGGTTTGTAACCACTCAACACTTTACTTACATGACTAATCATGCAGTAAAAGACCTATTATATGCCGAACAACAAAAAATGATAGAAGACGATATGTTACCAGCTGGGGTGTTCGACACTGGTAGTACAACCAATGGACAAGAATCCTTCGTAGAAGGAGGAGATAGGTGGTTTATAACCCAAGAAGAAATTTCTTAGGGTAAAAAAAGTTATAAATAAACTAGTAAACAACTCTTTTCATAAACAGGAGAAAAAGTATGACATTTCAAGTTTCACCAGGCGTTCAGGTCAAAGAGATAGACCTAACAAATGTTGTTCCTGCAGTATCAAGTACAACAGGTGCTTTTGCAGGTTCATTTCAATGGGGCCCTGTTGATGAAGTAGTAACAGTTAGCGGTTCATCAAAATTAGAACAGACATTCGGTAAACCTTCAAACACAGATATAGGTGCCGAAGACTGGTACACTGCAGAAGGATTTTTAAGATATGGTTCTTCACTAAGAGTGGTAAGACCTTCGTCTACATCACTTAGTTCTGCAAACGCTGCCGCACACGCATCATCAATCATCAAAAATGGTTCAGAATATGTATCTACTTACAGAGACGGTTCACAAAACGGAACAGTTGGTAAGTGGACATCAAAATATGCAGGTGCATTAGGTAATTCACTTAAAGTATCAGTATGTGGTTCTGCAGATGCCTACTACAAAGATAATCAGGGTAATACAAGTGGAGATTTATCAGCTGGTTCAACATCCATTACGGGTGTTACGAATGCATCTACACTATTTTTAGTTAGAGATATTATCACATTTGACGGACACAACACACAATATAGAGTTACTGCAGCTGCGGGAACTACACTTACAATTGAAGCACTAGGACAACCTGCTGGTACTGGTCTTACGACTCCAGTAGATGGTTCAGGAAGTGCAGTTAACATTAACAGATATTGGGAATTCCATTCCTACTTTGACAAAAAACCTGAAACATCAGCAGTTGCAACTGCAGCTGGAACAACAAATGATGAAATTCATGTTGTTGTGGTAGATGAAGACGGACTTTTCAGTGGTGTTGCAAACACAGTGTTAGAAACATATGGTTTCGTATCACTTGCTTCAGATGGAAAAGGTGCTGATGGTACAAGTAACTATTACAGAAATGTAATTGAATCTAAATCTGAGTATGTATACTGGTCAGGTCATGCAACTACAATGTTGACAACTGCATCAGAACACAGAACACTTGCTGTTTCAATCGGTACTGCATTTGGAAGACCTTCTCTACCTGAGAATAGTTCACTAAGTGGTGGAAACAATGGTAACCACACAACTGCAGCTCAAAAGACAGCTGCATGGACAACATTCTTTGCAGATTCAGAAACAGTAGACATTTCATTCCTAATCGTAGGTTCTTCAAGAACTGATAACGGTAGTGGAGTGATTCAAGACCTTCTTACAGACTGGACAACTTTAACCAATCAAGCGATTCTACTTACAGAAAGTAGAAAAGACTGTATTGCATACATTTCACCTAGACGTGCAGATGTTGTTGGTGTTACTTCAGAGTCAACACAATCATCTAATGTTAAAACAACTGCAGATACAGCTACTTCATCTTCGTATGCAGTAATTGATTCGGGTTGGGTATACATTTATGACAGACACAACGACAAATATTGTTGGGTGCCTGCTAACGGTCACACTGCTGGTTTATCTGCTAGGTCAGATGTTCTTAGAGATGCATGGTATTCACCTGCAGGATTCTCTAGAGGACAGTATCTAGGAGTAACTAAACTTGCATTCAATCCGTCACAATCATCTAGAGATGACCTATATCGTGCAAGAGTTAACCCAGTGGTTACATTTGCAGGTCAAGGAACAGTGTTATTTGGAGATAAAACTGCATTAACATCACCTTCTGCATTCGATAGAATCAATGTAAGAAGATTATTCATCGTCTTAGAAAAAGCAATCGCAACTGCAGCTAAAGCTCAGTTATTTGAATTCAACGATGCTTTTACTCGTGCTCAATTCAGAAGTTCAGTAGAACCATTCTTGAGAGATGTAAAGAATAGAAACGGTGTTATTGATTACTCAGTGGTATGTGATGAAACAAACAATACTGATACAGTTATTGACAGAAACGAATTTGTATGTTCAATATTCGTTAAACCTGCTCGTTCAATTAATTATATTACTTTAAACTTTGTTGCTGCTAGAAGCGGTGTTCAGTTTGAAGAAATTTACGGTGCAATTTAACAGGAGTAATAAATGGCAACAATAGACCAATTTAAAGCACAATTAGTCGGAGGCGGCCCTCGTGCCAACCGATTTAGAGTATACTTACCTCGTGCTGGTGAGAAAATAGAATTTCTGTGTAATGCAGCTCAAATTCCTGCTGGAACACTAGGTGTGATTACACAACCTTTTAGAGGTCATAACCTCAAACTTGCAGGAGATAGAAGTTTTGCACCTTGGACAGTATCTATTCTCAATGACGTAGAATTCTCTGCTAGAAACGCCTTAGAAGCGTGGCAAGAAGAGATTCAACAACTAGACAGTGGAATCGGTTCAACAACTACTGATTACCTATTGTCTCGTGCGTTTGTAGAACAATTACACAAAGATGACTCAGTCCTAGCGAGATACGAATTCTTCAACATGTTTCCTTCAGAAATTGGTTCAATTGCATTGGACTATGGTACTGAAAACGAACTAGAAAAGTTCGATGTTACGTTTGAATTCTCTCACTGGGAAAGAGTGATTTAAGACTCTAAAGTGAAAAATACCACCAGCAAGGTGTTATAAATATAGTTATGGAAATATTCGGATTTGAAATATCCCGTAAAAAGGATGAACTAAGACAAACAGATGCGTTACTTGCTAACAAATCTTTTGTACCACCAGTTGAGGATGACGGTACCCCCGTCATCCAAACACAACAGGGTGGATTTATCTCGGGTGGAGCTTATGGTTCCTATGTAGATATGGAAGGTGGTATCAAGAATGAGTCCACCCTCATATCAAGATATCGTGAGATATCACTTATACCTGAGTGTGACTCTGCTATCGAAGATATAGTTAATGAATGTATCACAGCGGATAGTTCAGATAAGATAGTGTCACTCGACCTTAGAGATGTAAAACTCTCTAGTGGAATCAAAAAGAAGATGGGTGACGAGTTTTACCACATCTTATCTATGATGAAGTTCAATCAGAACTCTCATGAATTATTCAGAAAATGGTACGTTGATGGAAGGATTTACTTCCATAAAGTCGTGGACGGAAAACGACCAAAATTAGGTATTGTGGATTTAAGAAATGTTGACCCTCTTAGAATTAAAAAAATAAGAAATGTTGACAAGAAAAAAGACCCAAAAACTAATATAGATGTCATTACTAAGGTAGAAGAGTTCTTCCTATTTAATGATAAAGGATTTCAAGATGGTGGTGCCGCAGAAGGTAACACTGTCAGAATAGCACCCGAAGCTGTTACTTATACAACTTCAGGACTATTAGA